TTGCCGGAACAATTGCTGCAAGCCCTTTCACAGGTGGCCCAAGCGGAAAGCCAGAAGGCGCAGCCGTAAATCATTTTGTGCCAGCGGTAGCGGGTAGTTTAGACACGCAATGCGGTGGCGGTAAGCTCACCCATCAGTCAGCTAACAATGGTCATTTGATCTTAGAAAAAGATTTAATGGGTACACTCACAGCAAGAATGTTCGCTGCGCTAGGGGCAAGGGATGTTGAGGAAGGTGCATTACATCCTGTTGCTTTTGACGCCTACAATCAAGAAGTCACAGGTGCAGTCAGCAAGACGGTAGCGGCAAGGTCAGACCAGGACACAGCAAGTTGCATAGCCTTCGGCGCACAGAACAGCGCCAATCAGGGCGACAGCGTGTCATCTGAAGTCACGCCAACGCTGGATAAAAGCAATACACCAGCCAGCACCTATGGCATCCCCGGTAATTGGATTGGACGTAAGCCAGAGAACGGCGGTAACGCAACGAAGCCAATGAATGACATAGCGCCGAATTTAACGAGCGCAGACAGGCACGCTGTTTCAACCGATATGCAAGTGCGCCGCCTGACGCCGCGTGAATGTGAGCGTTTGCAAGGCTTCCCCGACAATTTCACACGCATCCCTTACCGCAACAAAGCCGCTGAAGATTGCCCAGACGGCCCACGATACAAAGCTTTGGGCAACTCAATGGCTGTGCCTGTTATGCGTTGGATTGGTGAGCGCATACAGATGGTGGAGGGGATAAAATGATGGCCGCATTAGAAGCACAGACGACAGAAATAAAACAATTTATAGAGACAATTACGGAAGGCTGGGATGAGCTAGACGGCAACCCAATGATTGAATTGCGGGCGTTGCAGGAAAATGGCGCGCCAAACGTGGCGAGATTTGCGCTCGATTGGATGGATGACGCAGTAGATCACGCAGAGGCAATGAACAGCGCTGGTCGCAACGTTTATATGTGCATAAATCCTGTTGATGGGGAGAATATAGACGCCGGGAAAGGCGCAAAAGACGACGACATCATGGCCGCGTTCTTCAACTTTGCAGACGCAGACACAGATGGCGCAATGCAGAATATACTGTCGTTTGCAGGTCCGAAATTCACGCTGTCGGTCAAGACCGGCACAGTCCCATTTATACGCGGTCACTGCTACTGGCGCTTGGAAGAGCCAGTTCGCAACCTTCAGGCGTGGCGTGAGGTGCAGCAGTCAATTGCACACAGTCTTCAGACAGATGAGGTGGTTATAAATCCTAGCAGGATCATGCGTGTGGCTGGCACAGTGTCGTTCCCTGGAGGTAAAAAAAGGGAAAAGGGTTACACGCCAGAGGTCGTCACGATGCGGACCAAATTCAGCACAGACAGAGATCCAGTGCCGTTCGAGCGCATGATGCGTGCCTTCCCAAAAGCTGAGAAAGTCGTGGAAGAGGTGGCGTTTAGCATCGACCTTGGCAAGCAAGCTATGGACAGGGAGTTGGCGCAGCAAGCGATAATGGCAGGCGACGATTGGCATCATAACGTCGTGCGATTAGTCGGCTCATACGTTGCAAAAGGGCTGGGCGATGCAGAGATCCACGCCATAACAGATAACTTTACACAGCCGCCGTTTGATGTAGACGACACGCGCAGAGAAGTGCAGCAGGCGATCGATGGTGCAAGGGCGAAGGGTTGGACGCCAGAGCCGCAAATAACGCCGCAACAGGCGATACAAAGCATCAGTTTCGAGCCGGAAGCGCCGACAGAGACAACGCCCGATAAAAAGAGAAACATATTTTGGGCAGCAGAGGCGCAGCCAGTGCTATCGTCAAGCTATTTAGTTAAAGGGTGGCTCGGTGCGGAGCAGATGAGCGTAATTTATGGCCCTTCAAACGTTGGTAAGTCGTTTTTCGCGTTAGATATAGCTTTTCACATTGCAGCGGGAATTTCGTGGCAGGGTTGCAGGGTCAAACAAGGGCCAGTGCTATACCTCGCGACAGAAGGCGGAAATGCGTTTAGAAATCGAGTTTATGCGCTGATGCAAGCGCACAAGATAGACAAAGTTCCTCTAGCAGTGCGCGCAGCGCCAGTTGATTTATTAAGGCCAGAGGCAGATGTAAAGCTAATCGCGGAGCTATGCCAAGAAATAGAGCAAGAGCATGGCAAAATGGCGGCTATATTTATTGATACGCTGTCAAGAGCGATGGCGGGTGGCAACGAAAACGGGCCAGAGGATATGACGGCCTTTATTAACAATGTTGATGCGTTGCGGGATTTTGCAAAGTCTCATGCCTCAATCGTCCATCATTCGGGCAAGGATACAGCGCAAGGCGCGAGGGGTCATAGCAGCCTCAGAGCCGCGACAGATACCGAGATTGAGCTGGAAAACAGCGAAGGCCTACGCACTGCAACAGCGACGAAGCAGAGAGACGTGGAGCCAAGGCCTCCGATTGTATTCCAGCTAAAAGTGCATGAGTTAGGCAGCGACGCCGACGGCGACCCTGTAACGACCTGTACAATCGAGGCGGCTGACGCATTAGATGTCCAAGACGCAAAGAAAAAGAAACCAAAGGGCAGGAACCAGGTTGCGCTAATACAAGCGTTCAATCAGATGCGCCAAGACGCTATTGGAAGTCCAAACTCAGGCGGTACAGGATGGCCCGAGGCGGGGATGTATTGGGCGATTGATGTTCAAGACTTCACAAGCTTTGCGAAGGGGAAACTGGGAGGGACGAACCCAAGGGCAGCGTTCCAAAAGGCTTTGGACGGACTATTAGCGAGCGGGTATATGTCGCAAAATGATGGATATTGCTGGATATCAGCTAAGGAAGGCAGAATTTAATGAAAATGCTATGTGTATGAAAACAAAGGATAAGTGTGTAGAAAAAACTTTTTCTACAAGGGTGTTTTTGGAGTGCTAAAACTGGGGTGGTTGTAGAAATGTGTAGAAAAGACGAAGTTATTTGTTTTCAATGCTTTAGGTATTGTGTTTTCTACAATTTCTACACTTTTCTACACTTTTTCTACAGAAGGCTAGAAGTGTAGAAAATGTAGAAAATCCCTTTAGGGTTTCTACATTTCTACAGCCGCGAAATATTAAAAGGTAAGATTGGAGGAAGATTATGGATATCGGTGGATTGAATAAGAAGAAGCCAAGGAAGCCAAGGAAGTCGCAGCAGCCGAGGCGGCCAGTTCGACAAAAGAAGTCGGATCGGATTTTGCATGGGGATCAGGAGCCAAATACAATTATGGCAGATTACGCCTTGGCCCCATTAGATCGGTTGGCTTTGGATATGGATCGGAAGTGGGGAATAGATATGCTGCCGGAATTGGTCAGTCCTGAGACGGCGATGAAATATGGTTCGGCTATGTCGAAGTTGAATGCAGCCATTCGGGACAATGATCCAGCAATGGTGCGCGAGAGGGCAGAAATTGCTATGAGAGGTCTTGTCGCGATGGATAAGGAGGCGGAGGCGTCAGGCGCGCAGCGGGCGTCCACAGACGTCTGGGAGGTTGATGTCGACGGAGAGGTTTATGGCATTATGAGAGATGGGCGGTCGTGGCAGACGGTGAAAGAGCAGCGACCGGACTTAGAGTTGGTCACGTTGCGGGAGGTCGGGATTGCTTTGCAATACTGGCACAAGAATAGAATGGTAAGATCGGTAAAAGAAACCTTCCCAGATGCAGATTTTATCACTACAAATAAAAGCCTTGATGATGAAATACCGTTCTAGGAGGAAATGATATGAACGAGAGAACAAGCGTTTTGGTCAATGCCGAGGAATTAATCAACGGCGACCGTCAAGAAAATTATGGGGAGCCTGGCGAGAATTTCAAAGTTATCGCTGATATGTGGTCAGCATACTTGGGAAGCAGTGTTTGCGCGCGAGACGTATGTAACATGATGGCGTTGCTCAAGATTGCTAGGTTAAAGAATGGGCAGCACAAGGATAGCTCTGTCGATGCGTGTGGTTACTTAGCTCTTGGCTTTGAAGTCAGGTAGTGCTAGTCTGTCATTGCATGTAACAATCTCCCAGTTATTTTGCTCCTCCTCAACTGGCCTGCGCTTCGTGCGTGGGCCTTTTTTATGGTGATTTGTAATGGATGAAGATCACGACAACGAAGCAAGTCGGCTGGCTAGTGAGGTCTACGAGTTTTGCGCTTGGCTCCTTGAATCTGAAGGCGCAGATCCGAACTTACTTATCTCGGCCATGACAGCGGCGTTAATTCACATAACGCGCGAGCGCGATGAGGCAGAGCAGGAAACAAAGCAGCTTCTGGGAAGGATAATGTTCGGCGGTGGGGGTAAGCTGCATT